CTCCAACAGAAACGCCAACGGGAACTCCTCAGGTAACAACAACTCCAACCGAGACACCGACAGGAACTCCTCAAGTGACTCCAACCCCAACATTAACGCCAAGTGCGACTTTACCACTCTTTGATATTCTCACTGAGAGTTCAATCTCTATTTATACAGAGAGTGACCAAGCAATAAATTACGAACATTAATAACTAAAAAATGAGTTTAAAAATATCACAACTTCCTGAGTTCAGCGGTTCACCAGACGCAACTTGGATAGTACTAAACAATTCTGGTGAAACGACAACGAGTAAAATACTCCGTGAGGACTTTCTTACAGGATATACAAGTCCATTTCAGGCGGGTGATTTTGCTAAAACTTATGTAAACGACTATACAGCAACAAACGCTGTTGCAGGAACTTATCAAGGTATCATTGGTGGGTCAGGTAATACTATAACTGAAGCATCCTCATTCAATCTTATGATTGCTAACTCTAAGGATAGTTCAATCTCAGACCTTTCAACAAATGCAACTTATGGTGGACATGGACTTATCTTGAACTCAAGAAGTTCAAACATTGCGTCAACAGGTGCTGGAAGTGGAAATCATCAAATTATAGGTTCTCAAGAATCAACAATTTCTGGTGATGGACAACAGAATCAAATCATAGGTGCATTTGATGGAGACATAACAGGTGGAGGTTCGTGGAACACTATTATCTCTGGTGATGGTAATAAGGTCAACGCAACCGGTTCATTCAATCCAGGTTATAGTATTATTGCTGGTGGTTATGCTAACGTAATGAATGGTGGTGGAGTTGGAAATGCAATCCTTGCAGGTAATTCTAACTCAATAACCAATTCAGGTCCAAACGCAATTATTGAAGGTTCAAGTTGTAGTATCTCAAACTCAAACTATAACTCCACAATTTTAGGAGCAACAGCAGCACAAATCAATAACGCAGGACACTCAATAGTTTTAGGTGGTTATGCGAATATTCTTGGTAGTGCGAACTGTGCTGTGGTTTCAGGTCGTGGAAATCAATACACAGGAAATTATCAAGATTGTGAAGGTGGTATCTATTCATCTCAAGAATCTATTTCTTATACCGCTGGTAAAGCAACTATGATGGGTGCTGGTTATCAAAACACATTATCAACAGCATCTCACTATTCGGTTTTATTTGGAGGAAATAACAACGTAATGGATTCAACTGAATCTGGCTTTATGGCTGGTAATGAATATTGTAGAATTGATACTGTTGACCATATGGTTGGTATGATATTATCAAGTGGTTCAACAATCTCAGGTTCAACTACTGGTGTCAATAATGCATTGATGGCGGCGTGTTATAATACCAAATATCACGCTTCAGGAACTCAACCAAGAAATATGGTATTCTTAGGTTTGAGTGATAGAGATATTGTTCTAAATGATGCTGATAGACCTTTCAATCCATCGGGAACTACATTTGTTGAGAATATCCACGCATATAGAACACTCACAAGACAAACTCTCACAGGTATTACTGCAACAGGTTCAGTTCAAGTTGATTTGGGTAATCAAACATTTATGGAGTTTACCATTACGGGTAATATCACTGATATAACTTTCACAAATTGGAGAGAAGGTGGAGTATATGAGTTCTTTGTCTATAACAGCGGTTCTTATACCATTACAGCGTCAGGTGTTAGATTGAATGGTATTGCGAATACAATCTTTGCAAAAGGTGGAACATTGAATCCAACTAACAACGGATATTCATACTATCGTCTTTCTATTATCAACAGTAAAGGTTGGTTGGATGAACACTTGAACTATCAATTACTATAAAATAAACTAATAAAAAATAACTAAAAAAATGAGTCAAATAAAAGTATCAGTTCAACCAGTATCACACGATGTTGACGCTATGATTATTAATTCAGTTTCAGTTCAATTAGATAATTCTGCATCAGTCGGTGGATATGTTGCAGGTCCTTTAGTTTCTTATTCATTTCAAGTGAATTTGACACCTGAAGAATATGCTGGTTGGGGTTCTGATGATGAATACATTGTAAATCTTTGTTTAACAAAATTAAATCTAACAAAAGCATAAGAAATGATTTATCTAAACGTAGGTGAGGTAAACACAGCAATTGCAACTTGCTCTGTGAATAAACAGTTGTCAAATCCAACTTATTTGTGGAGTATGCGTCATAAACTAACCAATCAATCTTGGCGGTTTATTCCGTATCAAATACCCCCCGCTGTAAATTATACACCAACGTATGACCAATTTCTAATAAACATTGATTACAATTCAACAGAGGTTTTTACTGGCACCTCAGCAAACGCAGTAAATCTCCATTTGATTGATGGGGAATATTTTGTAAAGGTATATGAGCAGACCTCTACAACTAATTTAAACCCTGCTTATTCTTATGATGTAGTTTATGAGGCAATCGCTTCAGTACAAGGTACTGGAACCACCACAACACAGATTGCTTATACTGCAACAACGAATGTATTTAAAGTATACGAAGGATGATAAATATTGGAAAAATAAATTTCGGTGTTCAGACAATCACCCGTTTTGATGAGGTCATCAATAGAAACGAGGTTTTTGTAAGATGGGGTATGGATAATATGTTTGTAGAAGAACTCTACAAATTATTGGATGCATCACCTATTCACCGTTCTGCTGTTCAAGCACGAGTTGATAATTGCGTTGGACAAGGTTATGTAAATGATTATAAAATAAATCCAAAGCAATACATCAATGATATTTCAAAGCAAATGTACTTTGAATTTTTGGTAACAGGAAATTTATTTTTGGAGGTTGTGTGGAAGCAAGATAGAAGTCAGGGTATTGCTGGTTTCTATGTAATTCCTTCAAAGTATATGAGGGTTCACAAACCTGAAGAATTGGGTGGAGATGTCACCAAATTCCTCTATTGTAGAGATTGGGTTAATTGGAGAAAAGCAGGTATTGTTGAGTTCCATGAGTTCAATCCAATGGACTATGAAAATCGTCAAATTGTTCATATCAAAAATTATCAACCAGGTTATGAATTTTATGGAGCACCTTCGTATCTTGCAGTTTTGAATGATGTGAAATTGAATCACGAGATTACCGTCTATAATTTGGCTAATCTTCTCAATGGTGCTAATCCATCATTATGGGTTCACTTTAATGTCCCCGCTCCTGACTCAGAATATGACCAAGACCAAATCTTGCGTAACATTGAGGACAGATATGTTGGTTCTGAGAAATCAGGTCGTGTAATCGTCTCTTATGGTGATTCATCAGAAAAACCTGATATTACTCAAATCACCAGCAATCTCCAACAAGGATTCTATTCTGAGGTATTTGAATTGGTTCAACACCAAATCTTAGCGGGTCATAACATTCCTGATGGTTCAATCATCGGTCTTCCACAAAGAACCGGATTTAGTTCATCTGCTGACCAATTGGAAACAGCATTCCAAATCTTTATGAACAGAACCATCATCCCAACTCAGAAGTTCATAAATCGTGAATTAGAACCTCTGGTTGAACTTATCTATCCTGGTGAGGATATAAGCCTACAAATCCAACAAAATAGTCTATTATGAACAATGTAATGATGATTTCCGAGAACTTGTTGAAGACCTATACGGCTATCAACGAGAACGTCCAAAGCGATGAATTGAGATTCTGCATTCTTCAGGCTCAAACAATATTCATCAGAGAATCCTTAGGAGATAATCTCTTTGCTAAGATTTTGGATTTGATTGACACAAATGATATCATGTTACCGGCAAATGCTAAGTACAAGACTTTGTTGGACACATATATTCAACCAACCCTTATTTCATATTCTTACTACTTAGGTCTTGATAACTTTGCTGTAAAGTGGGTTTCAGTTGGTTTGGTCTCAAATAGAAGTGAACAAGGAAATCCTGTTGATTTCAAGATGTTCCAATATATGAAATCCAATGCAAAGAACCAAGCAGAGTTCAATGATAATTTACTAAGAAGACATTTGATATTCCGCTCGGGTGATTATCCTGAATACACATCAGGAAACCTCAATGATGGTCAATTATCACCTGAGACCAAATCTCCATTCAAAGCAAGTTTGACTTTACCAGGAGCCGGTTATTATTGGAAAAAAGGTAGAGGTGCTGTTGGTTATCTTTGTGGTGATTCTCCGTTCCCAACTTGGTACGGACATTCCAATAACTCTTAAATAGAAAATGGGACAAAAGTCCCATCTTCAGAAAACCATAGAATCACAGCACATTTTGATAGTATGTAATTGAAGTATACATATATTTCTTTTTCATGTCAAGCAAAAAGGAGGGTCAATGACCCCCCAATTCACACCTAATAAAACTACCTGACTGAAAATTTTGCGGTTGCAACATCAACATTATGTTTGAGTTGTTTGAGGTATTCTGAGGAACCAGTTGTGTGAGTAATCTTGTCACCATTGACAGGTACGTCAACAATCATCTCATTCAAGACTTTTTCACCCATTGAGTTGTTACCATAACAAGAGAGATACCAACGGTAGGAGACCACAGTGTCTTGAGGAGTATCCATCAAAGATTCAATACGCTCACGAACTATCTTACTTTGAGCTACCAAAGAATCTCCAATGACTTTGTATTCGTTGGCTTCATCCATGTACTTCTTGTATTTCCATGAGCTGTAATAACTACCAACATAGATACCGGCATAATCCAAAGAGGTTTTGATTTTGGAGATAACAATATCCAATTCAGCGTTTAGTGGTGCTAATTCTGTAGAGGATATGTAGTGACTAAGACGAATTGTGTCAGAGGGTTTGACTTGAACAAGCTCAAAAGACTTGGGGTCTTTCATAACGCTCTTTGCGTATTCAACAACTTTGTCTTCAGGAGACTGTGAACATGCAACCAATGATACTGCGGCTGCGAGGGGAAGGATGAATTTTTTCATGTGTTTATGTTTATTAGATTAGTGATTCAAAGGTAAGGAGGATTTTTCAATCCTCCAAACCTGTTGATAAGTTTTTACATTACGATAGAGATAAGACAGTACAGTGCCAAGACCATTGCTACGATACTCATAACACCACCTAAGCTTTCGGAGTCTTTTTGGATTTTCTCGTTTTGGGCTCGGGTCAAACCGTTTTCCATTAACTCGTTGGGGTCAAGTTGTTCTTTCTCTTTCATTGTGCGGAGTTCATTCAGGTTACTCATAGTTTTAGATATTTAAGGGTTTTTGATAATTTGATGATTCAAAGGTAGGGAGTTATTCTGAGACTGCCAAATCTTTTTTTACAAAAATTTCGGTTAGTAAATCCAAAAAGTTGGTTGGGGTCATGGGAACATCAAACTCATTCATGTAGTTGAAGACTGATGTAGCCATCTTGACATCCCTATAGTTGGTTAGACTCATATTCAAAAGAGGTTGTTCATGTCCTGAATATGCCAACCATATCATGACATCGTCACAACAAGAACATGGATAGAGATAGATAATGATATTACCATTGTCTACTGCATGGTCAATACCACGGAGTTTATTGAGGGTTGTTATGCTGCTCATGATTCTTTCTTGATATGGTCATTGATGAAATAGATGATGAAGTAGGTCAGTACTGCTGAACCAAAAACTTGATGGATTTCCACTTGACCATCAGCATTCAAAACGATTGCTGACATAATACCAAAGATAATCCCAAAGATAAGGGTGATTAGGGATACCCATAACCAAATACGGAGGAGAGCGAGTGTCTTTTTCATGTGTATGTTTTATTAGATTGTTCTACGAAGGTAAGGAGTTATTCTGAGACTGCCAAATCTTTTTTTGACTTTTTTTTCTTTTTACCAAGAGCTAATTGGTTCAACATATCTACTTCTTCATCTGTGAAGAATGGTTTGGTGGATTGTTTTGTTTTCATAGGTACGAAGGTAAGGAGTTATTCTGAGACTGCCAAATGTTTTTTCAAATTTTTCCCATAACTGTAATATGAGCCTCTTGAATTTGCATTGTCATTTATATATTTCAACTTCCATTCTGAATAATCCATAGATAAAGCATCAAAATGTTTTTGGGTTGGCGTAAAAGTTTGTTTATGTCTATTTTTTGAATGATTATTACTACCTAAATAATCCATTGGAAGATTGTAATATCTAAATCGTTTTACAACACAACTTTGACTCATGTTGAAGTGTTTAGATGCTTCTATCAATCCATGTTTTTTATAGTAGTTATAAATCTCAATTACTTTTACATACGGAAAACATTGTTTTTCAGCGTGTAGTAATTTCCTATCATCAACAATTTTAACAACCCTTCTATTCATCAGGTCTGAAAGTTCATCTATGATTGATTGTCTCAATTTTGTATTCATCTTATCTCAAGTAATCAAGTTCCCAAGCATCTACGTAATTGTCAGAAGTCTCAAGGACTGTGTCTACCATCTTCTCAATGGTACGAATACTACGCTCAGTCATGTGACCCCAATGTTTCCAAGTAAAATCCAAGACCTCTTGTTTCACCTTAGGAGTGGCATGTCCAACATTCAGATGATTGATGAGCACATCAGCTGCTAATCCCCATTGCTCATCATCAGAAAGATGGATATCGCTATACTTGACACGGTCACGGATTGCGTTACGGTGAACCTGTAACATATTCTTACCTCCACGATTGCGAATGTCCTTGACATCATCAGCACTTGGAAGTGGAAAGTTGGAGGTAAAGATAAACTTGAACCGGTCTGTAGGAACTACGAAACCCATTTTGGTAGGGTCTTGATGTGACTCAATAGCCTGTTGTTGTAAATCACTGAGAGTGGCAATTTGAGACTGAAGATTCTTCTCGTAGGTAAAAGCACGTAGACCACCTAAGACGTTCTTCATCACATTACAGTTCTCTTCACTCTTGAGGATACCATCACAGTCATCCACAGAGATGATGATTCTCTCGTCTTTTGGAGTCATGTGGTTGATTACAGCAAGTTGAACACCAAATGCAAACAATGAAGTTGAACCACTTACACGAAGATACTCTGTTCCTGAGTTAGATAATTGACTCTCAACAGTATGGGTCTTACCGTAACCAGGCATAGAATATAGGTATGTGTGAGGGAACTTGCTATCAAATGGTGTTTCAATAGCACGGTTGACAATTTGAACCATACGATTACGAATTCGTGCTCCTTTGAGTAAGGCGCTCTCTTGGTCAGAGTTGAGTTTGAAGTTATGTGTCATGTCAGTTGTATTAGATTGTTCTACGAAGGTAAGGAGGATTTTTCAGACTGCCAAATCTACTTGGAATATTTTTCCATGATGTACTTCTCGTAGTTGGTAAAGCGCTCCATAAGTTCCTTGGAATGCCCCTTCTGAGCAAACTCTACCATAATGTCTGTTGCCAGACAGATGTCATACAAATCGGGACAAATGCCACAATTTGAAAAGTGTCGTTGAATCAGATGAGACTGATTCTGCCATATGATTGTTTCTTCTCGTGTTTTCATATAGCAAAGGTACAACAGAGATTTCAGACTACCAAATCTCAAATGAAACTTTTTTAGAGATTGTGTCGTTCCAAGAATTGTTGATAAACATCTTCTTCAATATCATATCCCATTCTTGTTAGAATCAAATTAGCCATCTCTCTTGTATTTATACTTTTTGTTGAATCCTTTTTAGTCATTCTATCTTTATAGTATTTCTTACAACTTGAAGCAATACCATGTTTAGAACGACGCTCTGTAGTAAATTCTGTACAGGGATGATAGTCTTGGTGACCAGCACATCTGCAGTATTGAATATCATCAATTATCTTTATCTTTGGATTTGATTCCATGTCTTTCGTTGAATTGTTGCCAAATGGGTTTATCTGAGTTATAAGAATAACCAATCCTCTCCAAAAATCTTTGTGTTTCAATAAAATCGTCTTCTGTGAGGGGATTGAGCTTCAGGTAATCCATTTCCCCATCATCATCATTATTCTTCCTTGTATAGTGTTCTTTGCAACGAGAATCAATCTTGTAAGGTGTATCACTACGTTTATAGAACTGGTTCTCAGGTTTGTACTCTCCACATATCCTACAAAAATATACCCAACCCTGTTCTGTAAGTAATCTTCTTGAAAGATATTTTTCAAATTGATTTGATTTTTCCATACCTATAAATATAATAAATTTTTTTTTCTACCTATTTGACTTTTTTAATTTTATTGAGTATTTATTGTAACAAGAGGTACATTAGATATGAAAGACAAACAACAAAACACAAAGGTAAGTGAAAAGACCTTCACTACCAAAGAACTTTTTCAAAAGCTACTTGAAGAGGACAAAAGGCAAGACTCCTTATACAAAGGACAATTATCATACATAAACAATCGTAAATCATAAAAACAATGGGAAGACAGAAATTAACTGAAACACAGGTTAGAAACATTAAAAGATACTTGAGAGAAGGTGTTTTGACCCATCAGCAGATTGCTGATAAAATTAACCATAGTATCAAGAACAATAACTATCATAATCCAAATAGAGACAGGAAGATGATTGGCAGAGCAACCGTTACCAAGATTAATATTGGAATGAAGAATCCTGACGCATCCAATGCTCGTTGGTCAGACATTGAGTAAGATTATGAATAAGATAATTTATAAATCTCATTTTGAGATTATATCAAAACTTACTGATGAACAGGCAGGTCAATTGATTAAAAAGATTGGTAATCCAAACTATGAAATCTCTGACCAATTAGTTCTTGGAATTTATATGGGTATGTCTTTTGATTTTCAAAAGCAGGAAGAGAACTATTCTAATATAGTTGAAAGAAATAGAGAAAATGGAAAAAAGGGTGGTAGACCAAAAAAACCCATAACAACCCAAGAAACCCAATCGCTTTCTAAAAAACCCACAGAACCCAAATGGTTTTCTGAAAACCCAAAAAACCTTAAAGATAAAGATAAAGATAAAGATAGAGATAAAGATAGAGATAAAGAGATAGATAAAGAAGATATAGAGCATATAATGAACTTAAAGGGAATTTCTGAATCAGAAGCTATTCAATACATCAAATCTTTAATTGAAGATAAGTCAGTTCAAGAGAAAAAAGTTGAAGATAATATTTTCTCAATGAATTTTGATTAGTATATTTATACTAAACAATAGGTTTGTTTTTCTCGGTTGGGGGGCTTCGGTTCTATTTTTTTCATATCAGACATAACTCTTTCTTCGACCCCCCAACCTTTTTCATTCAGATAAATTCAACTATTTAGAAATATGGAAATGATATTAACTCCAATTTTAACCTTCATTGGAACTTTGATTGGCTATTTCTATGGAAGCAAAAAAACTAAAGCAGAAACTGATTCAATAGTTTTACAGAATGTAAAAGGAATATTGGAGATACAATCTTCAACCATAGAATCTCTAAAAGAGCAAGTAGAAGAACTACAAACAAAGATTATAGGATATGAATCTTATATTCAAAAACTTCAAGATGAAATTGCACAATTAAGAAGAGAAATGAAGTCAAAAAGGACTACCAAGGTACAATAAGAAAAAAAAACGAATGCTCCCATGTTTGTTTTACCCCGTCCTTTCAAAGTCGGGGTTTTTTGTTTTCATATGAATAAAACTTATTATATTTATATTATTGATGGATATTGACCAATTATTAACTAATTTCTTCAAGAAAGATGTGGAAGAGCAAGATACAATTCTTGCAGAAATATCCCATGTCTATCTAAGAACATGTATTGAAAGAGGAATGGGTTATAAACAAATCATTGAAGAAATTGATGAGTTGATTGATTTATATACCGAAACAGATTTTTTTGAAAGAGCAGAAGCCTTCTCAATAATGAAACGAGAATTGGAAAAAGCATTATTAGAATTAGTAAAAGAACAAAAACAGTAAAATGGGTTGTAATTGCGGAAAAGGTAAAAGTTCAAAGATGAGATTGAACAATACTGAGTCACCAGACCATGTGATGATTGCACAGGAGGTCTATAATCGATTAATTGTTGGTAGGTCAATAGAAGATATACCTGACTTGGATTGGATTGAAATAACACAAGCATATTTCACTCTATATCCAAACTCAAGGACCACACCAAATAAACAAGATATGGTTGACCATATCAGAGTAGGAATTGAAATATTCAAAGCAAAATATGGAAGATAATAAAAGAGGTCGTGGAAGACCAAGAGTAGAAGTAACGATGAATCCAATGTGGAAAGAAATCATGTTGGATGCAGGAAGACAAGGTAGACACATCACTCAATTCTTGATTGATTTAGGAATCAGTTGGGAATCTCACTATGCATTACTCAAGAGAAATAAGGATTATTCAGAAGCGTTTCAAGAGTATCAAAAATTATGTGAGAATTGGTGGTTTGAAAAAGCACACACTTCAATGGAAGAAACTGAGGGAGCAGGTTTCAATACGAGACTTTGGCAGGTTATAATGAATAACAAGTTCAAGGACAATTGGAAGTCAGAAAGACAAATTGACATAACATCTCAAGGAGAGAAAATTGAACATACCCCTTCACCAATCCAAATTGAAATAATCAGAAAACAAGCTGATTCAGAGGATTGATGAAAATACAGACAACGATAGTCTTTGAGGAATTGCTCAAGTCAGATGATTTGGGTAAGAGAATTGTTGTCGCTCAAGGAGGGTCACGTTCAGGTAAGACCTTCAACATCCTAATTTATTGGATACAAAAATTGCTTCAAGAAAAGGGGAAGACCTTATCCATTGTTCGTAAGACTTTACCTTCCTTGAAAAACTCAGTTCTAAAAGACCTAATTCAAGTCTTGGAAATGTTTGGAATGTACGACCCAACCAAACTTCACAAACAAGAGGGTTTTTACGAGCTTGGAGACAATATCATCAATTGGATGAGTGTAGATGAACCTCAGAAGATTAGAGGGTCTAAAAGAGATTATTTGTATTGTAACGAAGCAAATGAACTCAAGATAGAGGATTGGAATCAATTAATTTTTAGAACAACAGATAAGGTCGTATTGGACTTGAACCCCTCTGAATTATCCAGTTGGGTTTATGACCTTGAAAAACGAGATGATTGTTATTACTTCAAAACCACATGGAGGAATAACCCCTTTGTTGATAAAAATATTATCAAGGAGTTGGAATCACTCAAGGACAAAGATGAAAACCTGTATAGGATTTACAACTTGGGTGAGAAGGGTATTGCAACAGAACTGGTCTTCAACAGATACAACACCATTGAGAAATTACCTCAGGGAATGAAACTCTTGGGTAGAGGAATGGACTTTGGATTCAATTCACCAACAGCATTGGTTGAGGTCTACAAAGACGAAGATACCCTTTATTTCAACGAACTCCTTTATGCAAGGGGAATGACCATGCCAGATATAATAAGTCGTTTAGAGACCTTAGGAATTGATAAGACAGATACAATATGGTGTGATTCAGCAGCACCCCAAAATATTGAGGAACTAAAGAGAAACAGATGGAATGCAAAACCGGTAAATAAGAAATCCATCTTGCATGGTATTGACCTAATTAGAAGACACCATATCTTCATAACAGAGCAATCTACGAATATAAAACTTGAGTTTGGTTCTTACAAATTCAAGACGGATAAGGATGGAAATTTATTGGATGTCCCTGAGGATGACTTTAACCATACAA